TTGTTGCAGGCGGCGGAGGCGGTGGAGGTGGTGGCAGATACACCCAATCTGCCACACAGTCTGGGAACCCAGGTAAGGGTGGTAAGATCATTATTCAGTATGGCGCGCAATCTTCTCAACAACAATGGTAGTTGACCTATCTTTCTTTTTATAGTATAATACAACAATGATTGACTTGAAGCAAATACTTGACATGTGGCAACGTGATAGTGAGATCAAGATGAAACTTGATGAATCGTCTCGTGAGACTCCTATGCTACATGCCAAGTATTTGGAACTTCTCTCCACAACAAAGCTACAGCTAAAACGCGCAGAGTTTGCTCAGAAGACTCTGTTGAAAGAGAAGTGGTTATATTATAACGGTAAGATGTCACAGGAAGATGTAGTAGCAAAAGGTTGGGATCCTGATCCATTTGATGGTCTCAAAATACTAAAAGGCGAGATGGATTACTACTACGATTCTGATCCAGAGATTCAGAAATCTGAAGAAAAAATACAGTACTATAAGACTGTTATAGATACTCTTGAGCAAATTATTAGTAGCCTTAATTGGCGGCATCAAACTATTGGTAATATAATCAAGTGGAAACAATTCGAGTCAGGAAATTAACTCACGCAGATCTTGAAGTAACTTGTGACTCAGGTGTAGCACAGGAACTGAATGAATTCTTCAGTTTCTTTGTACCTGGATATAAGTTTATGCCTGCATTTAAGAATAGAATGTGGGATGGTAAGATACGTCTCTTCACTATGAGAGATCGTACACTTCCTGCAGGATTATATTATCATCTGAGTGATTTTTGCGAGCAACGAGGATATATACTGGAGTCAGAGACATCTAGGTATGGAGCTCCAGATGACCGAACAACCATTACTAAGCGAGATCTTGACAGTTTTACTAACGGCCTTGATTCCCCTTACACTCTTCGGGACTATCAGTATCAATGCGTGGGTGAAGCGATTACAAGAAAAAGAGCAATCCTCCTCAGCCCAACAGGATCCGGTAAATCATTCATAATCTATAACTACAACGTCATTGGTTGAGCAAATGCATAGCGACTTCATGGAATATGGATGGGGAGAGAAAGCTATGCATAAGATATATTCTGGCAAAGATAAGAATAACATTGATGCTGCCTGTGTCATAACAACATGGCAATCGGTATATAAATTACCCAAAGAATGGTTTCAACAGTTTGGTTGTGTTATCGGTGATGAGTGTCATGGCTTCAAGTCAAAGTCATTGATGAACATTATGAACAAGTGTACAGAGGCTGAATATAGATTTGGTACGACAGGAACATTAGATGGATCGCAAACACACGAGTTGGTCTTACAAGGTTTATTCGGCAAGACCTACAGAGTCACAACAACAAAAAAATTACAAGATAACAACACTTTGGCAAAACTATCGATCAGGCGACTCGTTCTTGATTATGGGGAAGCAATACGGAGTGACTTCCAGAAGTCCTATCAAGAAGAAATCGACTTTATCGTTAGTCACGAAAAACGGAATAAATTTATAAAGAACCTAGCCCTCGATTTAGATGGCAATACTCTTATCCTATATAATTATGTAGAGAAACATGGAAAACCATTGTTTAGTCTAATTAGGGATAGTGTAGATGAAGATCGTAAGGTATTTTTTGTCTCTGGTGATGTCAATACCTCCGACCGCGAAGCAATACGAGGAATTGTGGAAAAACAAAGGAAAGCAATTATTGTAGCTTCACTTGGTACGTTTAGTACAGGGATAAATATTAAGAACATACACAATATCATATTTGCATCACCTAGTAAGTCTCAGATACGAGTATTACAAAGTATTGGTAGAGGACTCAGACAAAGTGATGATGGTAGAGAGACAACGCTCTATGATCTGGCAGATGATATAACAGGTAAAAACTTTACATTACTTCACTCGTGGGAAAGACTAAAGATCTACAAGAGTGAAGAATTTGAACATGAGAGTATAAAGGTCAGTATATGAACACGTTAAAGCAATTCCGTCTTACTAATGGTGACGAGATTCTATGTGAGCTAGTAGAGAATGCTGAGGAGGAAGAAGGCTGTCTGTTAGTCAGACGCATCCTCAAGATTATTGCTACAGATGATTATGAATCAAATATTAGATACTACTCGTTCAAACCATGGGTATCATTCCAAGACGACTTCAAAGCTATCGTAGTACTTAACGTAGGTCATATTGTTAGTGAAACCAGTCCTTCTCCTACATTGCAAGCTCACTTTACAGTAGCCAATAAAGAAGTAGAAGAATCACAAGACGCTAAGCGGACCATGGACGTTGATAAAGTAATGAAAGATACTGCAGGGATGTCTGAAGATGAAATCTTTGAGTATATGGAACAAGCTGTACTTGAGATGGAAAAGCAAGAAGAGATTGACTTTGACTCCGGAGATGGTAATGTGATCACGTTCAAACCCAAGGGCACATTTCACTAGGGGTATCCCTGGTTTCGCCAACAGATAAGTTATTATACAACCTTTTTTGTGATCCGTCAACTGACTAAATTTTAAACTAGAATCAATATTTTATATCTTTACATTTTACTAATAATGATGTATAATGTAGGTGAAAGGGTTTTATTATGGCACGAAGCAAACGCGCAAGCATACATTATGTGAATAATGCTGATTTCTCACAAGCTGTGGTGGAATATGTAACTAGGGTAAATGCCGCTAAAGAAAAAGGTGAAGATCTTCCTATCGTTACAGATTACATCGCTCAGTGTTTCTTGAGAATTGCTGAAGGATTATCACATAAATCTAATTTTATTCGATACACATACCGTGAAGAGATGGTCATGGATGCTGTCGAGAATTGTCTCAAAGCTATTGAGAACTATAACATTGAGGCTGCTACACGTACAGGCAAACCAAATGCCTTTGCATACTTTACACAGATCACATGGTATGCATTCTTACGTCGTATAGCTAAAGAGAAGCAGCAGCAGGATGTTAAGTTAAAATACTTGACACAATCTGGTATCGAAAACTTTATTGATAATGAGCTCAGTGGTGATGATATGTCTGCTCAAGTAGTAGGAGCATTCGTTGATACACTTAGGGATCGTATTGATAAGGTAAAGACTAGTGATGAAGAGATCAAAGGATTTGTAAAAGAGGAACGTAAGAAAAAACGTACTCGACTAGCTGATTCTGATCTACAGGAGTTCATGTAGTGAAAATTGCAATATTGAATGACACCCATTGTGGTATCAGAAACTCAGCTGAGATCTTTTTAGATAATGCAGCTGACTTTTATGATAATGTATTCTTCCCAGAATGTGAGAAGCAAGGTATTACTCACATAGTACATCTTGGTGATTATTATGATCACCGTAAGTTTGTTAACTTTAAAGCACTCAACCACAATCGTAAACACTTCTTGAACGTACTACGTGAACGTGGTATGACTATGGATATCATTCCAGGTAACCATGATACATATTACAAGAATACAAATGATCTAAACTCATTGAAAGAACTTCTTGGTCACTTCATGAACGAAGTCCATATCATTATGGAACCTCGTGTGATGGAATATGGTTCATTGCGTATGGCCATGCTGCCATGGATTAATCAAGAGAACTATGATTCATCTATGAAGTTTATCAATGATTGTAAGGCTGATTGGCTTGGCGGACACCTAGAGTTGAATGGCTTTGAGATGCTACGTGGTGTTAAGAATACACATGGTATGGATGCATCACTATTCAAAAAGTTTGAGATGGTTCTTAGTGGTCACTTTCATGTAGGATCTAAACGAGATAATGTATACTATCTTGGATCGCAGATGGAGTTCTTCTGGAATGATGCTGGAGATGAAAAAGGATTCCATATTGTAGATACGGAGACACGTGAAATAGAAAAGATCGTGAATCCATATACTTTATTCAAAAAAGTCCTTTACGATGACGAAAAAATAGACTATAATGCTATAGACGATCTATCTGATTATGATAAGCACTTTGTTAAGTTGGTTATCATTAACAGAAAAGATCAGTTTGTATTTGATCGGTTCGTGGATAGGATTCAGAATCAGAATATCTATGAGCTAAAGATTGCTGAGAACTTTAGTGAGTTTGTTGGCGAAAATATTGATGATGATAGTATAGAGTTTGACGATACAGCAACAATCGTTGACTCTTACATCGATGCGGTGGATACTGATCTTGACAAAGATAAACTCAAGAATCAGGTCCGTGACTTGATGACTGAAGCACAGGCGTTGGAAGTAGCATGATTACATTTAAAGTTGTTCGGTTCAAGAACTTCTTATCTACTGGTGACCGGTTCACAGAGATACAACTTAACTCAGCAAAGTCAACATTAATTGTTGGCCAAAACGGTGCTGGTAAATCTACTATGCTAGATGCAATCTCTTTTGGATTGTTTGGTAAGGCTCACCGTAACATTTCTAAGAATCAACTTGTAAATTCTATCAACAATAAAGGTACTGTTGTGGAAGTAGAGTTTACTATTGGCTCTGCAGACTTTCATATCATTCGAGGGATCAAACCAAATAAGTTTGAGATCTGGAAGAATGGTACTATGATCAATCAGTCTTCTCATGCTAAAGAGTATCAGAAGATTCTTGAGCAGAACATTTTAAAGTTAAATCATAAGACGTTCCATCAAGTAGTTGTACTTGGATCTTCTTCGTTTATTCCATTCATGCAGCTGCAGAGTGGTCATAGACGTGAGGTGATCGAGGACCTTCTTGACATTAACGTATTCAGTAAGATGAATGTTCTATTGAAAGAAAAGACTGGTACACTCAAAGATAACATCAAAGATGCTAACTATCAGTTAGATATATCAAAGAATAAGATTGATACACAAGAAAAATACATTCGTGATATTACAGCTTTAACAGAAGAAAATAAGAAAGAATATGAATCTAGGATATCAGCAGCGCAGGATAACATTAATGTCCTACAAGCTACAAATTCGGAGCTTAGCGTGGGTCTCGAAGATGATCTACGAGGCACCGAGGAAGAGTTGGCAACTCTACATAATCAACGCCAAGCCCTTATGCTCAGAGGTCAAGATATTTCAACGAAGGCAAAGCAAGTTGCGGAACGTGCCATGTTTTTTGAGGAGAATGAGGTATGTTCCGTATGCGACCAAGCCATCTCAGACTCGCATAAACATGACATTCTCGAAGCTGCGAAG